TGGAAGCCGAGGAACCGCCACGGTGACTTCAGCCATTCGCCGGTGTCAGCGACGACGTAGCCGCCTCGAGCTCTTCGTAGATCGGTCAGCGGTTGCACCAGGTCGCGTGCCCACTTCGGAGCGCACCAGTAGCGCCACTCCGGCAGCTGGTCAGCGTCGACGACGGTCCCGCCGTTGATGCGTGCGCCTTTTGGGAAGAGGTACGCGCGGCCCGATTCGGGGTCGATGCACCCGAAGGCCTTAGATGCGTACTTCGCCAGGTAGCCCACGGCGTTGCGGGCGACTTCCACCTTCGTCATGCCGTGCGGCCACCATCCCCGCTTATCCAGGTGGGGCAAGTGCAGGTGTCGTGGCAGAAAGACGAGCAGGTGGTAATGCGGGGTTCCCCGCTTCGTGAGCTCCATCACCCAGGTGTAGCGGAGCTTCTGGCCGCAGCGACGGCCCCACTGGCGCATGGCGTGGAGCGCCGATCGGATGTGACCTGGCTCCCACTCCACCCCGGGACGGTAGGTCGTGGTGACCATCAGCCACCGGCCCCGTCTGGACCCCTTCCGGGTGGCCTCGTCGAGGAGTCTGGCCCTCGTCAGGGTCCGCCTCGAACAGCGGGCGGCGCGGCGTTGGTTCCTCGCTTCTACCGTGTTTTCTAGGGCGAAGCGTGTTTCGCGTGCGCTTTGTTGTGTATGGACAAGCCCCGTGCCGCCTACGGCGGCCGGAAGCGCCTCCGGCGCTTGATGGCAGGACGTTGGCGGCTCTGGGAGGCGCCAGGTGCTGACGGAAGGGGTTCGGGAGGGAGCGCTAGCCCCCCGGTTATCTGGGGGTGCTATGCTTTCCATTGGTCGGTTTCGAGCTACACATCAGTTTTCCTACCGGCCCACGGCCCCGGGCGTTTGGCGACGCTGCGGGGCCTTTCTCTTTGCGGACGCGCGAAGCGCCCATCGATGGGAGCTCCGCGGCAAGTACGTCTAGGGCTAGAGCTTACGCCAGCTGACGAGCCGAGCGGTAGCGACTTCTACACCGTCCCTTCGGAGGCTCACCTGATGAGCCTGTGACCACTCCGGCACCGCCGGCATCCACGTCCGGCCTTGCTGCCAGCGTGGTTCGGCGAGGTGGCGGTAGAGCCTGAATAACCACCGGCGCCACAGCAACGCCGATCTCCGTAGCCAGGTCGCGCGGCTACCGCTGCCGCCGATGTTCATGCGGCTTCCCTCGTAGCGGCCTGCAGCTGCACGAGCTCGGCGTAGAGCCGCTCGGCCTTCTCTCCCCACCGTCGAGCTTTGCGCCAGTCCTTCGCGTCGAAGCGCCGCGCTCATCCTCGCCAAACCAAGGGCCGTAGGCCTCAGCGGTGTATTTCACGGTCGGTCTCCCTCTTCGTTGTCACTTTCCCGGCTTCGGCTGGAACTTCTCCAGGTGCGCCGCCCGCCGGTTCATCTCGGTCACCTGACCCTCGACGACGATCCGCAACATCGTCGAGAGACCGACGCCCGTAGCCGCCGCCAGACGCTCTAGCGCTGCGTACGCTTCGTCGGACAGCGAGGTATTCACGCGCGGGTTGCGAGTGCTCATACGCGCTCCGATGCCGACCAGTCGCCGTTGTGCCACTTATCAGCGAACTCGCCGAACTCTGTGGAGTCCCGCGTGCCCGCGCTATTGCACTTCTCGTAGTTGCCCAGGTTGAACGCCGTGCAGGCTTCCCACGAGCCCGGCCGGATGTAGATGGACGCAGCGTAGTTAACAAGCGCGTGCAGCAACTGCTTGCGGCTGACTCCCTCGCGAGCCGCGATGGCGTCGAGAAGATCCCTCGCGCCTTTGTCGATCGTGATGCTAGCCATTACCGAAACTCCAGTGATGTTTCACGTGGAACACTATACAGCAGAGTGTTCCACCGTGTCAACCTGTTCTTTTATACAGTGGTGATCGCTCACCAACTCGAACAGCAGCATCGGCGGCAGCGGCTGGAAGCCGAGGAACCGCCACGGTGACTTCAGCCATTCGCCGGTGTCAGCGACGACGTAGCCGCCTCGAGCTCTTCGTAGATCGGTCAGCGGTTGCACCAGGTCGCGTGCCCACTTCGGAGCGCA